CAAGCAACCAGTGGTAGCAGAAAACAAGCCTTTAACAGACGAGAGTATGTTGGCTGCACTTAAGAAGTTTAAAGAAGGAAACGATGGCTAAAGTAACATTTACAGTTAAGGATGGTGATGTGTTAGACATGTTCGATGAGAACATTCGCAACCTTACATCTCAACTGTTGGATGATACTTACCGATTCTTTGTTAAAGCAACTCCTATACGCAGTGGCAATGCTCGCAGAAACACAACATTAGACAAGCAAAATAAAACAATTGAAGCAGACTATCCATATGCTGGCAGATTAAACAGTGGGTGGAGTAAGCAAGCACCAGATGGAATGGTTGAACCAACCATTGAATACATGCGTCAAAGTGTTAGCAAAAGACTTAAGGGTAGGAAAAAGGTATAAGCCATGGCAGAAAGTATTAGAGTCACACTAGAAGTTGACAATAGACAATATATTGCAGACCTTAAATCTGCTAGCAATGCTACCAAACAGTTGGGCAAAGATGCACAATTGGGTGCAAGCCAAGCAGAAAGTGCATTTAATCGTTTAAGCAATAGCAGTAAAATATTAAATGACAAATTTACAGCCTTAAAAGGTTTACTACTAGGCGCAGCCTTTGTGGGCTTTGCACGTAATGCTGCCATGGCATCAGATGCAATTGTTGACCTAAGTGCCGCAACAGATATCAGTGTTGCTAAAATTATTGAACTACGCAATGCACTACAACAAAGTGGTGGTGATGCTAGCAACGCTGGTCGTTTTGTTACAGAATTTTATAAGAGCATTGAAGAAGCCGCTGGCGGTAGTGAGAAAGCACAACAAGCATTTGGCAAAGTTGGTGTATCACTACAAGAATTAGCAACACTAAGTGCAGATCAATTGTTTGAGCAAACACTGCAAGGTCTAGCAAAGATTGAAGATCCTGCTACACGTGCTGCCATTGCTATTCAAATGTTTGGTAAGGGCATGATGGGCGTTTCCGCACAAGACCTTATCGCACAGTTAGATGCACTGCGTGGCAAGTATGATGATCAAGCGCAAGGTGCTATTGAAGCCGCAAGAATGGTTGACGAATATAATCTTGCAATGGCAAACTTACAAATTGCTTTCTTGCAGACTATTTCACCTCTTACACAGTTAATCAATAAGATGACTGAAAATGGCACAACTATTGATGAACTGATTCCAAAACTTCGTGTTCTTGCAGTGGTAGTTGCTGGTTTAGCAAGTGCGGCAGGTTTCTTAGCAGTTGTTCGCGTGGTTGGTATGCTGGGTCGCGGCCTAGGTGCAATCATGGGCTTGTTTAGTCGCTTCAGCGGTGTGTTAAAGTCATGGGGTGCTACTATTAGTAGAATATTTGGTGCCAATAGTCCTGTGATGAGAGCATTGCGTGCTGTTGCGGCAGTTGCTGGCGCTGTTATTGGCGGTGTTAGCGCAGCAATGGGTCTCAGTGGAGATGGCGGAGCAGAAGAAGGTCCCGCTGAACCTAGAGAACCAGCAGCAACTTCTAGAATAATTCAACCAGGTGCTGGTGCTAAACAAGCGGCCGCAGAAGCAAAACGTGCAGACGATGAAGCCAAACGTAGACGTCAAGCAGTAGAAACAATTCAACGTCAAGCACAAGCATATAAAGACAACACTGAAGAAGCAAGAAAGAACTTGCAAATTGGCTACGACATGATTGGCATGAGCGATGACTTAGTCAAAGTTCAAGAAGCCGGCAATCGCGTAACAGAAGCAGCCACAAAAGAAATTGAAAGATTACAAGAACAAAGACTGCGTTTGACCTATGAAGAAAACAGCGCAGAACAAATTGCAGCCATTGATAATGCTATCGCAGCAATACAGCGACAAACGGCTGCTGATCGTGCTGCCACAGAAGAAATTGTTCGCAATGGTGAAAAGAAGAAACTAGCATTTGAAACAGAAATGAATGCTCGCAAGCAGATCATGGACATTGTTAGTGGCGGTGGTGATTTCCGCACACAACTTGCACAGCAACAGCAACTAGCAGACGCAGAGAATGAATTAATCCGTAAGAAACTAGAAATGCAGTTTGAAATGGAACGTGCAAATCAACAAGCACTTCTCGAACTACGCAAGAAGTATGTTGGACAAGAAATACCAGCAGTTGAACTTGCCGCACTAGAACAGATACGTGTAGCACGCCAACAAGAACTAGAACTTAACCAACGTGCGTTAACTGAAGACTTTGATCGCAGACGCACATTCATTTATGGTTGGACTGAGGCAGCAAAGAAAGCAATTACTCAATTGCAAGAAACTGTCGCAGACCAAGGTGCATATGCACAGCGTATCTTTGACACAATCAGTCAAGGCTTTACCAACAGCATCATGAAGTTTGTTGAAACAGGCAAACTAAGTTTCAAAGACTTGTTTAAGAGTCTAATGACAGAAATTATTAAGATGCAGATGAACAAATTGTTCTTAAGCATCTTTGGTAAGGCTGGACCATTAGGCAGCGTATTTGCTGGACTATTTGCTGATGGCGGTCACATTCCAGGTGGCAAGTATGGTATTGTTGGTGAGCGTGGACCAGAACTTATCCGCGGACCAGCAAGCGTAATTGGCACAGATCAAACTGCACAACTAATGAATGGTGGTGGTGCTAGCATCACACAAGTAACATATAATATCAGTGCAGTTGACAGTAGAAGTTTCAAAGACTTAGTAGCAAGCGATCCAGCGTTTATCTATAACGTAACACGTGCTGGTGCTAGGAGAATACCACGATGAGTTTACAAACAATAATTGATAACGCAAGCAGCATTGCCATTGACAAACGCAAAGTAACCAGCAGTGTGCTAACACGCAGTGGTGTGCTACGCACAACTGCATTCTTAGGACATCAACCTTACTTCTTTACTGTTAATTTTAGTGCTAGTTTAAAATACAGCACCAACAGAGACTTGCTAGAAGATTTAGATGCTTTAGATCGTGTTAATGAAGAAACCATTGACATTGGTCTTACTAATACCAATTTAAGTTACATTACACGCTATCAAGGCAATGCCAGTAACGCAAGTTTATCCAGCATCACAGTTAACAACGTTGCTGACTTTGGTAACTTGTATCTAAACTGTAGCAGTGTTACTGGATCAACAGGTCTTCTATTTAAGAAGGGTGACTTTATTCAACCCAAAGGTAACAGTAATGTGTATCGTTATACATATCAAGTTACCAATGATATATTATTAAGCAGTGCTGCTGGCAACGGTAACGTTGCAGTGTCAGTGCATCGCAGATTGTTTGAACAGCCAGGTCAAACATTCATTGGCGGTGGTATCAAAGTTGGTTCACAAGTAACTTGGCCAGTTAAAATGTTACAAAAACCCAACTACACAATTCTACCCTATGATAGAGTTGTGTTTGATGGTGAGTTTCAATTAGTTGAAGTTATGCAGGATTTCGTTTCATGACAACACCAATAAGTCAAGTAGAAGATACAAACTATGTGCAACATTGTTTGTTAGTAGCATTACAGTTAGATGATGTAAATTATTATCTAAGCACTAATCGCAGACCACTTACTTTTGGTGGTAACAGTTTTAATGCACTAGGTTGGCTACTACAAGTAAGTGAAATACAAAGTGATTTAAAAACCAACAATGCTGATTTAAACATTGCACTCAGCGGTGTGCCTGAAGATTTAATTAGCACAGTATTAACTGCACCTATCAAAGGTGGGCAAGTGTCAGTTGCACGTGCTTTCCAAAAAGGTAGCACCTTACAAGCATATCCACGTTACTATGGTATTATTACAAACTTTGCAATTGAAGAACAAGACGATTACCTAGCACGTGATAGAACTTATACTGTTACAATTACTTGTGCAAATATCAACACACTGATGGAAAACACAGTTAGTGGACAAAGAACCAATGGCAGTGACCGTAAGAAATACTTTCCAGGTGATATTAGTTTTGATCGTTGTAAAGATTTACAAAACGTAAACTTTGACTTTGGTAAGAAATATACTGGCGGCAGTGGATACAGCGGCAGTTACAGTCCAACTGGTCCTGGCTTTTATCCAGGTTTCCGTCCAGGTGAAGATTTTAACTTTAATTTGCCATAAGGATGAAGATATGATTAGACGTGCAGGTGTAGACGATATAGATAGAATTATCGAGTTGTTGGAAAATTTTGCCAATGCTGCTCCAGTAGAATTTTATCATAAACCTAAATACAATACACAACATGTGGTTCGACAACTGGGTGAAATACACAAGGCAGGTGTAATACTAGTAGGCGAAGTAGATGGCAAGATAGAAGGCATGATTATTGCAAAGACATGCAGTGATCCATGGCTACCACAGATTAAGATCATGCGTGAGATGGCTTGGTGGGTTGAACCCAAGCAACGCATGGGAACATTAGGTTATAAATTGTTAAAAGAATATCAAAAGATTTGTAAAGAACTAGTAGCACAAAAAAAGATTACTGCCTTTACAATTACAACACTAACAGAAAGTCCAATCAATGATATGAGTCGTTGGGGTTGGCGTCCTATAGAACAAAATTACGTGTATGAGGAGGTAGCATAACATGGCGGTGTTTACAGCAATTGCCACAGCAATCGTAGGTGCTATTGGTATTACCGGCACGCTGGCTACCATTGCCACTGCATTCGTAGCAACTGGACTTGCAATCGGCACAGCAAAGATTTTAGGTGTAATGGATGCACCTAAGGCTGGTGAAGATCCGGGTGTTAAAGTTCAGTTACCTCCTGCAACAGACAATAAAGTTCCGCGACTGTATGGGCGTAACTTTACTGGTGGCACTATCATAGACGCAGAGATTAAAAATCAAAACAAAACAATGGCATACTGTCTTGTGCTCAGTGAGATGAGCGACATTTATGCAGAGACATGGACAGTAAATGACATTTTCCGCGGTGACGTAGAATTAAACTTTGGTGGTGGTTATAGTGTAGTAAGCACATTTGACCCAAACGCAACAGCATCTACAGCACAAGCAGGTAAAATTCGTGTGCGTGTTTATGCTGGCGGTAGTGGCAGTGCTAATCAAATCTTTCCAACCACTGGTGCAGTAAACGCATATGGTGGCACTGGCACAAGTAAAACCTGTCAGTTTCTAAACTGGAGTGCCAGCAACACAATGACAGACCTAGTGTTTGCTATTGTTGAAATCGATTATGACGCTGAGAATGACCTAGTTGGACTAGGTGCATTTACATTTGATATTCAAACAAACTTAAGAATACCATCAGCATGTTTAGTAGACTATCTAAACAATGATCGTTATGGTATGGGCAACGTTAACTTTCCAGTTAGCGTAAGTGGCAACACTATTACTACATATAATCTAGACAGCACAAGTTTAAACAAATGGGCCGCGCATTCGATCACTAACAATGTGTATATCAATGGTGGCTTAAGCACCTTTGATCCAATTAAAGCAAACTTAAACAAAATTTTAATGAGTGGTGCTGCATTCTTTACCTACAATAATAAAACAGGTTCATTTGCTGTAGTAGTTAACGAAGCAGCCAATGCCGCAGTCAAAGCAAATGCATTTGTGCTCAGTGATGACAATCTAGTAGGTGCGTTGGGTGTAACCAGCACTGATTTGTATAGCATGTATAATCAAATGGAAATTGAGTTCCCCAGTGTTATACAAAAAGATCAAACTGACACAGTGTTCTTAGAAATACCTAGCGCACAACGCAATATCAATGAACCAGATAATAAAATAAATGTGCGTTTTGAATTGACCAATGACCGTCAAGTTGCAATCAACCTTGCTAATATTGACCTACGTCAAGGACGTTACACAACTGTGGTAACTGCCAAAGGTGATTTTACAACTTATCCATTAGATGTAGGTGATATTGTTAAGTTAAACAACGACACATTTGGTTATGAGGATAAATTATTCCGCGTAATGCAAACCAAAGAAGTTGAAACTGTTGAAAGTATGCTTTACAATGAATTAGTATTGTTAGAATATGATGACAGCATTTACACTTGGACCACAGAAAGTCCCAGTGCTAATATCAACCCCAGCGGTATCCCTGGTTTCTTTAACTTGAATACATTGAATTCACCAGTCATTGGTAACGTGTATATTGTTGACAATCCTAAAGCAAACGCAAACATCTTTGATGAATTTGGCGATCCTGTAAGTGCAAACGTAGGCATTGATGCAATCTTAACCACAGCAAACAGCACATTGGCAAATACAAATCCAATTATTGCGTTCCCATTCTACGTGCCTTCAAATACATCATATGATGTATTACAAGTTGCATACACTGATGTTAATCAAACATCAAACTCACAAACCAGTGTTAGAGTTGTAGATCAAATTACACCTCCAAATAATGAAAGCGTGTTTATACCAAATAGAACATATTGGTATACCAGCGATGTAATTAATAGATTTACAAACCTTAACGGTGGTAGTGAATATGCATTTGATATTAGATTTAAGAATACATTGGAAACAACACCAATTGTAAGTAATGATGCATTCTATCCATGGTCAATACCAATCAATACACGTGAAACAATTTTTAACAAAGAAATGGCCACATATGGTGCTGGCACACAGTTAGATACCAGCGGACAAACTACCACAGGCGAAATACCCAGTGGCACAACATTCATTGACGTAACAGATCCAGTGCCTTATGTAACAACTGGTATTGAACCAACAACATATAGATTAATGGGATCAGGCACACCTAGTGGTGAGTATGAAGATGCTAATGGTTTAATTACCTATGACCTAGGATTTGGTGCAGTGGCTAATGTAACATTCGCAAATGCTACTAGCAGCACCAATGTTATCTTTGATGATAGTGGAACTAATGGT